CCTGCACCGCCACCGCCTGCACTACCACCACTACCGCCTTGAGATATTGGTATCTGCTGATTGAACATTGTGACAACCGTTTGTAGAGGATAATATAATGCAGTGCCTGTGGTTACTGTTGATCCACCTGCGCCTCCTGATGCTGCACCTCCTGCGCCACCATTGCCACCACCGATGACAAATGATGCACTTCCGCCTGATACAGCTGTGCCAGTTGCACCTGCTGCTATTGATGCACCTGTTGCACCAAATGCACCGCTGCCACCCATACCGATACCGCCAATGCTCATTGTATAAGTTCCTGCTGTACCTCTCGCACCACCTGCTCCACCATTAGCACCATTGCCACCTGCAACACCATTGGCTCTTCCTGATATTGTGCCATTGTTTATAATTTCGCCTGTGCAGAATATTTGATAGTCACCACTTGAAAGAGTAACACCATTATTCACAGTCAAACTTGAATAATACATGTTCCTTGTGAGGGTAGTATTTCCACTGATAGTCACTGCGCCATCTGATCCTGCGCCAAAATAACTATTCAAAGATTGAACACCAACAGGGCCGATGGTCTGTGCGTGATATGCGCCTATTGATGTGATCAACAGCGCAACAATTAGTAATAACTTTTTCATATTATAATTGATGAAATTCTTTGGCAACAAATTTCTTTCCACTTACAGCACAAAAAATACTGATTCTTTCTTGTGTGCAAAAACTTCCCGAGCTGATTGATTGCCCGGCAGGTAATTGGATTGAACTTCCTGCGGCAGATGCTGCAGATGTGAAATTGATGTACATAACAGTATCAGAAGTATTTTGGATAAACCATCCTGCTCTTCTGTTGATTGATTCTGCACTCATTATAATTTGGCTTGTCGTGTCGGAAGTTCCGCTTCTATCGGTGTACGTTCCTATTTGGATTCCTATCATATTTTTAAATATATTTTATTTGTTTTTTTTATGAATTTGGTATTGAACATCTGTCCATATCTTTTGGCACACCAAGGGTTATATCCATTGACCATCCTGTGACTTCATCATCAAACCTATCTCCGAATGGATCTAACTTTGGTGACTTGGTATCGAATGACCAAGTATAATTGGGGCTCTGCAGCTCGTGAATTACATCCAAGGCAATGGATAACATATCACTCTCTACTTCTTGCATATTGGTTTCGCCTTTATGCACTAAATCGCAAAAGATAATTGTGAAATTTAGATTTAATTTTAAGTCCACAACCGTTGCAGGCTTGACAAGTACAAACATCATGGGGTAATAAATCGTTCCCGATGTTGCAATGTTATCAAGACTATCGTACTGAAATGAATTTATTTGCAGATGGTTATCCGCAATATCATTTAGTGACTTTATTACCTGGTTGTATGTTAGCATTTTGTTTTTCTTTATCTCTTTTTATGAGATATATTTTTAACTTCTCTAAATTCTTTTTGTAGGCTGCCATTAATCTTCTGCATTTGGATTCTCATATCTATCTTGCACACTTCTGAAAGTGTATGTTGATCCTAAAAATATACCGCTTTGATATGCTGTTCTGTCAGGTCTAATTATATCAATGCCATTGCCGGGATTAAGGTACAAAGGAAAGGTGATAACGTTTTCTTTTAAGTAATTAATTATCCTCTTATCATACCACTGCGCTTTGTCCATCAATCTATCCATTAATCTTTTCACATCAGACACAGAAATAGGATTGCTATTCTCGCTGTTTTTCATCATGATGGATTTGTTAGTCATCTTGAATGTCAGCACATCAATACCCTCGTATAATGTCCAATATTTTAAGGCAGGGGCAATGTAGTCATCAAGTAATGTCTTGTTGCTAATCGTTCCAGTGGTGACAGTGTTTGCCACTACTTGGGAAATCAGTTGGTTGTATAAACCGCTACCAAGCAAGGGATGAATGTGTAAATCTTGCGCCTCTTTGATTACAGGTCGGATAAGGTTTACATCCACATTCTCATCGAGGTAGGACATATCCTTTATGTATTGTTCAGATATGAATAATGCTGTTGCCATATTACTTTTTTGTTACGATATTCTGCTGCCAAAGATGCCTGCAATGCGGGATGTGAATCGTTGTGCCGGGCTTTGTATACCAACCGCCACGCATGGACCAAACATCTCTGCCTGTTTCCGCACTGATGGCTTCAATCTCATTCCTTGTATATAGTTTATCAAGATTCAATAAATCTTTGCAGAAACTTCTTGAGGTGTCTATCATTCCTTGATTGAAACCTGGGGCCCAATCGTAAGAGTACATGACAATGATTTCAGCAGTCTTTGCAGGATTCTCATCGAGTATGTTTTGAGCTTCCGGTGTTACTTCATTGATAGGAAGCCCCATATCTGATGTGCCGGGCTTTAACAATCCGTTGTCGGTAAGGTTTTTCAAGATTTCAACCACCCTATCCGTTGAGATTTTCAGCGTTTTGGCAATGTTTTCAATCGGCATCAAGGCATCTTTGGACAATAAATCAATAATTGCCCTCTCATTTGAGGTGTAAAAGTACCCTTTAGCAATAGAAAGTTCACTTTCAAGGCTCATTTCTCTGTTGAAATGGTGCAAATATTTTTTATTTAGCACGTTAAATTGGTCTTTTGGCGTGCCATATTTCTCGAATATCGGCAATATCTTTGAGTTTTTCTGCTCTTGAATGCTGATGCAGATGGCAACCGCTTGGTCTTGCGGCTTTCCTGCGCTGATATGTTCTGAAATACATGCAGAAAGTTCCTCCTGGTCAAGTTTAAAGTTAGAATATTTATTTAATCCGGTCGGAAGTGCAGCAATAGTATCAGTAGGAATCATATCACCATTTGCTTGTGGTGGTAAACCTGCTAAAGACCTAATCTCATTGGTTGTTAATGATGATAAAACCTTGTTTGCAACCAATGGAGAAAGTGAATTAATTGAATCAGCAACCGCATTGGTATTTGATTGTGCATCAAGTTCGGGATATCCTGCTTTTATTCGCAATTCGTTTTTAGTTAAAATTTGCATCAATGCAGTTTCAGTCAATTGCTCACTGATAGGCTCTGCTTCTTTCAAGAATAATCTATTGTTAAGCCCTGAATATTTTGCAAGCATATTGAATACTGATTCAATCTGCATTTGCTCAGGTCTTACATAAGTATTTTTAAATAATTCATAAGCCTCAACAATTTCACTTCTGCCACCTAATTGGCCCTCTGTCTTGATGCCAAATAACATTGGTGATGTGATACGGTGTCCAGTGAATATTTCTTCTTGCACCCACTTGGTAAGCTCCATAAACATCTTATCCGCATTACTCATTCCAATTGGAAGAATCTCGGCAGCCTTTTCTTTACCATCTGCAAAGTTTAACACAAATGATCCTGCATTGTCAGTGCCTGTAAACTTCTCTTTGAATTTTCTTTCAATATCTCTTTGCTCTTCCGCTGTTGGCATTCCATTTAGGAAGTTCACCATGAAAGTTCCTGCAAATTGATTCTTAACATTGTTGTAATGGTAATTACTTATCTCAATATCCGTTTCAATGTTGCTGATTGCACCCAAATACTCGGGCAATGGATATACATCAAGGGCTGGGTGATATGTCTTGTAGAAGAGTATTTGAGCCCCTGTTGCATTGAATGGATCAAATGCAGGATATACTTTGTAATCAGGCTCTGACTTTACATCACGATTCATCTTGCCATTCTTATCAAGCCATCTTTCAGAATAAAAGAACGTAGTGTTGTCCATATTTGAACGCATCTTGCGGAATGGAATGTGCTTGATTGATGCAGGCTTCTTGCCCATCTTATCCCAAATAACTTCGAGATAGAAGCCACCAAAGATTTTTTTATCCTCATCACATTTCATCGACACATCTTTCAAGCTCTCACCATCAGGATTCATTCGCTTCATAAACTGATTCAAAGCAATGGTCTGTTGAGGTGTCAAATTTTCTTTGTCATAATCCCAACCTGCACCAGTGGTGTAGTTTACTTTTGCTTTAACAATAGCAGCATGTTTCGCTGACCTATCATACAGCTGTATGAGATACCAGGCGTAATCATTTTTCTCACCAAGTTGAATCCACTCTTCACCACGCACCTCTTTGAATATTGGTACTTTGTGATTCTCAAGTTGGACCACTGATGGCATCTGAAATTTACCCGGTGTAGGCTGTATATTCTTTGTCTTGCTGCTCATATCTTATGAATTGTGATGGTGTTCCTACCACCAATAATTTGCCGATCTCTAATTGATTTGGAAGTGCCAGTGTGTAATCTAAATTGGTTGTGCTTGTCTGCTCATAAACTTCATAATGCCAATACCCGGCAGGTGATAGCTCAATGATTCCTGATGTTGGAGTTTGTGGTCCTGCAGTTTCAACGATAGTAAATTTATTATAGCGAGTAGGATAAGCACTAATATCAGCTGCAATGAATGCCACCTCTGTTCTCTGCATATCATTGATGCAGCGAAAAAGGAAAACAGGTGATGCAAGCGTTTTCTTTTCATTCAAAGTAAGTATTAGCGTATTGCTCTGATTTTTGATTACTTTCAGCATACCTATAAATATAAAAGATGCAGTTTTTTTATAAAAAGAAAGCCCCACCAATTAAGGCAGGGCTTTCCAAAACTAATGATGAACAGATTATGCTACAAGAGCAGTCATAAGTGATCCTGTTACCTGCTGTGCAGGAGCTGGCTCTTTGCCCATAAAGGTCAAAGAATAACCATTTAAGTCACCCATTGCTTTTCCTGTCTTGCCATCGGAAGCACCAAGGTCACAACCATTCACTTCGCCAAGCAACCAATACACACCATTGTTATCCTTAACAATAATAAATAAACGATTCTGAACGATTTGACGGATGTTATTCCTGTTACTTGCTGACAATTGTTTCATGCTGAATTTAACTTCTTGTTCATAATAAACAGTTCCGTTTTCAACACTTGGCACTATCTTTTCGGTAAATTCTGCATTCTCTTTTTCAAGTTTGAATGTCCAGAATTTCTTGCCCGAAGATAATGTGAAGGCAGTGATTACACCTGACGCAGCTGTCAAAGAAACTTTGTTCTCGATTTCTGTCAGATATATTTCGGAGATACCCCCCACAGAATTTCTGCAGGGGATCTCATATCCTTGAATTATAGCGCAATTGGTTGGCATAATTAGATGTTTTTGTAAGTAACGATTTCACTTGGGAATGCAACTTGGCAACCTGCTTTGAAGCGGAATAAGGTTTTGATGTTTTGGTCATCTTGAGAAAACCATACATCATACTTTTCATATTCGTTCAAAAGGTCAGTACCAAAGTAAAGGTTTGAAGTACGAGCAGCAACAATACGATTTTTGTAAACTGCGGCAGCACCTGAATCATTATCGGCATTCAATCCTGGTACACCAACGATTTTCAAGTTAGTACCTGGGTACATCATTTCAAAACTTCCTGCTGCAGAATCAGTTGTATAGTTATACAAGTTGTCAGCAGTTAATTTGGTTACCAATGTACGGAAAGTATCATATCCGCAGAATGCAACCAAGTCATCCATACCTAAAATGGCAGATGGGATTTTTGCATAGATATCTTCGAAGATACCTCTTACAGTTGATGAGCTGATAGATGCTTGAGCAGTTGCAATGGTTGCAGTACCGGCAGCATCAATGATTTTCAACCAACCATCAAATTGTTTTCTATTTGTGTTACCTGCATTGGTATCACCTTGCCATACAGCAACCTCTAATTGTTTTGCAATCAAAGCAATCTTGCGATCTGTGATTTCTTTTTCCAATGGAAGTTTGTCATGCATACTTCCTGGCTGCACAAGTCTTTGCAAGAATTTAGCTTCCAAATCTTCAGGGCATAATGTTTCTGCAATCATCACCTTGCTAACTGCAAGATTTCTTCTGCTGAAAGTTGTTGTTCCTGATGTGTTGTAAGCACAACCGTTGTCCGCTTGGAAATCGGCTGATGTTTCCATGATTTCGATATCTTCTGATGATTTGATACCTACTTGCACTTTCACCATTGATATACTCTTTGCAGAGAATAATGATGAGCTGATAATGTCTTTTTCGTTTTCTTTGATATAGTCTGTTAGACCAGTTACGTTGAATGCCATTTTATTTTATTTTTTTAAAGGGTTTAAATTTAGTATTTGAAATCTTTTCTGATTTGTTTTGCAGCGTCTGCAATTTCTTTCATTGTTTTCATAGAGCTGAAAGATGATGCTCCGGATGTTGCAGTTTTTGTTGGCTCAACACTTGGCTCGGCAGCTAACTTTTCAACGATGTTGAAAGTATCTTCTGCAAGTTTCTTTGTTGAATCAAAGGCAGCAATTGCTGATTTTAATTCTGCATTTTGTGCTTCCAATGCTGTAATCTTTTCAGTCAAAGGAGTAATTTGTTTTGACATTTCGCCAAACAATTTATCCAATAAGGATTGCAATTCTGCAGCAGAGTTGTCAGATCCCATTTCTTCTTCGCCTGGTTCCATTGCACCAATTTCGGTAATCAAACCACCGGCAACAGTTAGCATCGTGCCATCAGGCAATTGATATTCTCCATCAGCAGCAACACCTTGAACACCTGCTGTATCTGTGTGCATTACTTTTGCACCCACAACAGGCATATCACCCTCGTAAGAGAGGACAGTGCCATCAGCTAAAGTAACATCAGCGAATGCTGCAGGAGCTTCCGTAGTATCGAATTTTGCAACCAAAGTTTTAAGTCTTTCGACAATTGATTTGTCCATTTTTGTTCTTTTTTAATTGTAAGTATAATATGAATTGATAATTTATAATTTCATCACATAGATTGAATGAGGTCAATGATTTCCAAAAGGATGTCCTCATCCGTTTCCTTGACATAATCGAAGCCCAAAAGGCCCTCAACGGAGAATCCTGTGAATGTGCCATCTTTAACTTGTTGCCATATTTCATCGTTGTCCACTTTGAACGAGCCAAACCAAGAGCCATCGGGCAGAATGTCAAATCCCTTTGGAGTTGCTATGCCTCTGCTCTCATCGATAATCATGGATTCAAACATATACACGCCATCAGGTTTTTTTGATGGATCATGATTTAGATTGACATGGCTTTGATACCCAAGGCGGAAAAACTTTTGAGCAATCTCCATTGTTGTTGGGGCATCAAATACCACATAATATTCACCCTGTGCATCCCTGCGATAGATTGGCAAGTTAGCCACAATCAAAGGCCCTGACACTATCCTTTTGTCCTCGCTTTGCATGATGAATCTCTTTTGGTTGTTGAACGCCATGAAGTTTTTTTCAATTGCCGGATCATCAGTAAGAGCAATGTAATCAACACCAGTATCTTCTGTATTTATCCTGATTTTGTAAATGGGTAGTTTGCGAATCATATCTAAAAATATAAAATAGATGCTTTTTTTATAATTAAGGGAATTGTGATTTGTCCACAATCGACTTGACATGGAGCTGGCTTTGTGTCATTTCACTTTCCACCACATAGGCTTTGACTACCATTGGCGCAACCACCTGCCCTGATTCGCTGATGGTTGTGGATGTGTTTCCGACATTGGAAGATGTGGGGGTTAATGGGGTAGAAGTTCCACCGCCTGCACCGGTATCAAATGATGGGCTTGGAGTTGATGGTGCTGATACACCTGTGTCAGATAATGCGGCCTTGGCAGCAACAATTCCGCTTAATACTGCTGATACCCCTGTGATGATGGCAGGAATATTGCCAGGGAAAGGAATCCCGGCACCTGCGGCAACAGCTGATGAAATACCTTTTGCTGTATCAATTCCAATTTGAACCACAGCGAGTGCTTTGTTCAGATTAATTGCTGCCTGACCTTGTATTCCTGATAACTTTGCCAAGGCAGTCAAACCATTCAAGGCTTGTTGCGCCATTTCTATTTTGGCATCCCTTACTTTTTTCTCGTTTGCAATTTTTTCCTCTGCTTTTTTCTTGTCATCAGCTGCTGTTTTAAGGTCATCAGCTTTCTTTTTTTCATCTGCTGCTAACTTCTTGGCGGCATCTTCTTCTTGGAATTTAGTATCAAGGGCAAGCATGGCCACCCTTTGCTCTTCTTTTATTTGAGCCCTTAATGCTGTTTCTGTTGCACCATCCCCAACGATAGCATCTAATCTATTTCTGAATGATAGTTGAGCATTTGCAATTTCCTTTTCTCTTTCATCTGCTATTGAATTGACAATTGATTGAGCAAGTTCCCCCCTTAATTTTAATTCAAGTTCAGCGGCTTTCTTTCTTTCTTCCTCTGCTGTTGTATCTGCTTTCTTTTTTTCTTCTGCACTTTTTGTAGCTGCATCATCATCAATCTTTTTTATTGCTACCTTATGCCCTGCTTGAGTATTTTGCAATTCAAGAAGTTTCTGCTTCTGTTCTTCAATCGCAGCCTCACCCTCTTTTTTAACTTTTGCAGGATCAAAAACTAAATTGGCAGTCATATCTTGAAACTGCCCCATCAAGTTGAAATTTTTTCCCAGTGCAAGACCAACCATATCAATTGTGCGGAGCAATGCAGTAATAGGCAAGGAAATAAAGTTTACCAATCCCTCAAGTATTTCCTTGTTTCTTTTTTCCGCTTCAATCTGCGCTTGTAAAGTGGTAATATTCATTTCAATCTGCCTCTTTTGAGCAGCAATCATCGCATCTTCTTGGGCAATCTTTATCTGTAATATTTCCTTTTCTGTCTTGCCTTGCAGCTTCAAGATATTGTCAGAGGCATTCAGTGCTTTCAGTTTCTTCTCTTCCGCAGTGGCATTCTTATCCGCCTCCTCATTGAGTTTCTTTTGCTCTGATGTTACCCCTGATACCAATCCTTTAATATCATCCCAGTAGGCCACTATCGTTCCAAGTGCCACCACCAAAAGCCCAATACCTGTGCTTCCAATGGCCGCCTTGATGCCTTTCATTGCATCGATGGCCACAGCTTTCATAATCTTAAACTGCTCTCCTGCCTGCGCCAATTCGGATATACCTTGAGATAATGCCAATGCACCCTGTACCTTGAGTAATGTTTTTTCAAGGTCTTTTGATGTGCTACCAAATAAAGCAGCAGCACCTTGCGCAGCTGCGAATCCACCTGCCAATGTTCTTGCGAATCCAGTGACCGCACCGATTTTACTTCCTGTATCACCAAAGGCATTCACTTGGTCTTTCAAGTCTGCCATTCTATCTTTGGCCTGACCTGCTGCTTTGGCAAACTTATTCGCAAGGGCTTCATTTCCCTCGGAGCCTGCCTTTAACGCAGCACTTTGCAAGTCCTTAATACTTTGGCGCAACTCCTTTACACTCGTTGCCGCCTCGCCTGCGTTGAGGATTATATCAATCCCTATTGTTTCATCTGCCATTGCTATAAAGTTACTATTCTGTAAGTAATATAAATTTTCATGCTGCCATCACCAACGGTGGAATCTAATGATGATTGAGCAAAGTATAAAGGCTCGTTTTCAAATATCTCTTGTAGAAAATTTAAGTCATTCATAAATTTAAAAATCATGCTTGGTCCTGCGCCTGGATTAGCTATGTATGCCTGAAATTGACCATATTGCGTTGTCAAGTTATTGTTTCCTATGCACAAACCTGTTAGATTATCATAAGCCACCGTTCCAAATTGATAGCTTGCCATTGCTGAAATTACTTCATAGGCAAACCCAGCACCCGGTGCAGGCAGTAATTCATAAGGTACTGAATTTAATGTTAGTAAATCAGCAGGAGAAAGCTCTGCCTCCAACACCCTAACGATTGACTTTGCATCAATATCCAAGTTGTTTATCCTCGTGTAATTGGAAGCGGACACCGTTACCCCTGATGAATTGACAAGGGAAACATTGTTCACACCTCCATCGATAATGCAACCCGATGAATTGACCAATGAAATATAGGTGCAATCAGGGCCGACAAAATTGTCATTGCCTTGGACACTAATGAATGATGCCTTTGGATCAATGTTATTATTTTGCCCCAAGACCACTTGGCCATTCATTGGGTAGTAGATATTGCCATCAGGATAAGTGTTTTGATCCTGCGCAAAGATGGGGTTATATTCTTCGTTTACCATTATTCCGGGAGTGCTGTTTTAGTTCCACCTCTGACCGTTCCTGTCTTTGGCGTGAATGCTGTTTGATTTTTAGCTTTTAATAATTCAACCTTTGTCAGCTGATTCAATACTGGATTGAAATCGATGATCTTATTCAATCGATAGTTGATGCCATCGATGTGAATCAATCTACCAAAGTCCAATTGATTGATGTCCGCTATTGTTAAATATAAATATGCCACCACTATTTTAGAATCTTTATCAGATATTTCTTCGATGAATGTTTTATAGTAAGTATTGAACAAGTTGGCAGTAGGCCATTTCTTGAGGGTGAAGTAAATTTCTTTCACCGCCCCAAAGCCTAAATCCAATGTCGGATTGGTTGGATGGTCTAACATCCCGGCATAAGGGTAGAAAAAGTAATTGAAGTAGGTATTGCTGTAAGCATGTTTCCAAGCAGTTTGACAAGATATCAATCCGCCATAATATAAGATGCGGAGCTTGCCTGTTTTCTTTGTGATTACATTATTATTATCTTTTGCAAATATTGCAGGGGTTACCCTGTCGGAGTTGTTAAAGTTCACGCAAGGTGTTGGCGCAAAGATTACTTCAATCTTCTTTTCATTCTTTAGAAACTCATTCTGCACATCCCAAACCCTCTCGCCATATATTTGGCTGTATTTGCCTGAATAGAGCGCATTGTAGTAGTCATCATCCTGCTTGTATGTAAACTTATAGGTCTTGGCATCAAGTGCCGCCATCGGCTTTATTTCAAGTTGTTTGTCCAAGGATAGTTTTGCAGTCCAATCAAGGGGTGCGGCAGTGGAATAAAAGGTATTCCTCGGCTCGATGTTCAGCTGATTGGTATTGTCCGCATCAGGCTCAACATAAAGATTGAACATTCTGATAATGCTCATCAAATAATCTTTCATCAAGATGTCCGTTGGGATGGTGTTATTCATCACCATGGTATCACCCTCCGAAATAGTATTGTTTATGATACGATTAGTAAAGTATGATGTGGATTCCACATTGAGCAATTGGGTTTGTGTCGAGCCTATAAGTACATTGCTCGCATCATACCAATATATAAAGTTATTGTTAGTCCGAATCTTTACATAAACAGAATCCCCAGTAAATAAAATTACTTTTGTCTTCACATTATAATCGTAACTCGCTGTGGTGTTACTTGGTGGGATGGGTAATCTTGGGCTCGTTATGGGCTGCGTTGTGAATGGCGCATTGCTGATAATAGTGTTCACGCCTGTTAATACATCAACCTTATATATCAACACCTGAAATCCTATTGAGCCATTGTATTGGGTAGCTCCAACAGGTGGAGTTCCAAGATTTACCTTTGCAGTGATATTTACTTCAACCTCCTGCGTAGTGTTGGTTGGAGAATAGTAAGTATTAAATACTATATTAAAGCAATTGCCAGGATCATAGTTTGATCCACTGCTATCATCTTGGAATGGAATCAGCTGACCAGCATTCATGTTGCCATAAAAAGTTGAGCCAATAGGTGTCACCCTGCATTCTTTCAATGCTATCTGTGCATCGGTCAATGTGCCAGGTATGCCGGGGATAATCAATGACTTGAAAAAAGTTGAATTAAGGAATGTAGAATTGTAAGTGAATCCTGCATACTTAAAGATTTTATCAAGATAGGTCTTGGCATATACCGCAGGAATAAGATTCACCACATACCACTTGGTGTGCTGACTATCATCCCCATAATCGATTAAGGGGTAAACATATCCCTCACCCAAAGTGAATGGGTAAGAGCTGCCATTCTTGATAATACTCGATGCCCACGAATTGGATTCATTAATTGAATTATAGGCATGGTCATATTCTGACAAGTCAAGATATTCCAATTTATTGTCTGATAGTTCTGCAAAGATATTACCAGTCACCCCAATGATGGTGCAGTCATATTCAATCTTATCATTGTCAATCTTCTTGACCGTTAGCAGCTGCAAGTTGCCTCGCATGATTATAACATTGTCAACCGTTAGATTGCAAGGGGTTTTTAAATTCGGATTGAAAGAGCCATCGATGCCAATCTCAAAGAGTTGCCCAAATAACTTATTATTGTTTTTCGTGCCGGGGATGGTTATGGTCTTGGAGAAACTTGTATTTCGTTTGTCAGGATCCTTTATGTCCGCAATCGAATAAGTACAAGACACCGCAATGTCATCATACATATCAATAGTGCCCGAAGAGAGTAGGTTGATTTTAGTTTGCATTATCCTCGTTGTCTGTTTCTGATGAATGAGTATTCAAATGTGAGCTTCAAGTTGAATGCCTTATAACTGACTGCTTTCTTTTTCTCGTATGTCTTATCAATTACATTCACCGCCACAAGGCCATAGGTAGCATCGTCAAGATATATCTCGGGTGATGTTACCAATTCCTCAAGCCAAACACTTTCAGCGTCTGTGAGCCAATCGGAAAGCACTTCAATCTTATCCTTAATCCTTGTGTCAAAGACAGTGTTCTGATTGTCCGCTGCCGAATAAGAATAAGTTGAGCCACTGATTGTGCCTGTTGGCTTTTTATAATTTGCCCTGGTGATGTCTGCTTTTTGAGTGTTGGCCCTAATGAATGCAAAGGAATCAAAGCCCCCATACTTGTTGAGCCAATGAAACACCAACACATCATTCTTGGTGCAGGCATCATCAATGGTGTATGTCAGCGTTTCCGATGTCACAGTTCCCAAGGCCCCTGTTTGAATCTTGATGGTATATGATGCAGTGTCACTTGGAATGATTGGCTGCGCCCCAAAGGATATGCTTCCACTTGGAATGAGATTCAAATTGGCAGGGCCTGTGCTTACTCGCATGAATTTATCTGCATCAACAGAAGATGGATTGGCAAATGCATTATCCACCACCGTAGTTGTCACCGCACCAGTGGTCGATGTGGCCACAATCTTCATCACATTGGTCTTATTTGCAGCCTTTGCCATGAAGTGAGCCCATGAATGCATGGTACTTCTTACCCTTTTTGACTTCAAAGAAGTAAAAAATAGACTTGTAGCATGTGTCAATAGATAATTGTTTTCAAGATATAAGGTAAATTCAAGGAAATCCCATAGCCCATTGAATGCAAATTTGCCTGAATCTATTGTCAAATCAGCATATACCGTTGTTCCACTGCTGCTCAATCCGTATTCCTCGCCAAATTTGCAATCATATTGCACCCATGAGGATGTGTTTCGTTGAAATCCGTAGGTGCTTTTATCGATATTACTTGTCAAATAGTTCTCGATGATACGATGAACATCAAATACCCCTTTGTTGGTGGTTGGATCTTGCGCAGCTTTTAATCTGAAATAGGTGGGAGTGACACCGGTGATGTACACATCGCACACATACGAGAAGTTAGGCTGTGCCACATTGGTAGATGTGACAAGGAAATTCATTTCGTTGTACGCAGGAGTATATCTCTCCGGTGATTGATTTATAGTGATTGCCATTATTGTTTTCTTATTTGTAGACTAATATCTTTTTTTGCTGCCTTTGCCAAATTGATTTTCAATTCATCAAATATCTGTGGGGTGACTACTTCGGAATAGAAGTGGGTTGCCTTTGTTCCTTTACGATGTATCTTCCTTGCTATCATTTTAGCCAAGTTCTCATTTGCCTCGTTTATGTCCTTGAATGTTCTTCGGGCTAATTGTACACCTTGCTTGGTCCGCTTCTTATAGACCACTGTCATCGGTGGTGCAATTCCTTTATGCGCTATCCAACCATTAGGCCCGGCAAGACTTCTCCACAGAGATCCATTCCCACCTCGCTTGGTTGGTCCTCTACCCTCATCGACATACTTGGCATAGGTTGCCTTTCCAAAGTCAAGGGTGAAGTGAGTAATTTCAGGCGAGGTTACTACATGATAGTTCAATGACTGCCTCATCACAGCAGAGGCATTGATGTGCTTTGAATCAATACTCTTTTGGATAATGGCAACAGTGTCCTCACCAAACTTCCTAAATACTTCGACTACTGATTCAAACTCCTCTGCCATTCTGTTTTATCTTTTTGGAATGAAACAACATTTAGAAACTCTATCACCCCAAGATTGGTGTAATATTCCCACTTGGAATGATCCCCTTGGGATAATGAATCCAGTGTTATAATCCATCCCCATTTTTGGAAGTAGCTTTCTTCTTCTTGGTTGACTTCTTCAATATCCTCTTCGCTTTCGCCATCTCCTTGTCCGCTTTCTTTAGAAAATAATCCTGAATACCGGCCATTAAGTTCTCGTAAAGCAGACAAAAAAAAATTGCAATAGGATAAGCCACATCCATTGTCAGATTCTTTTTCAAGAAATCCGCAGTGTCCCGGTGCTTATCACCGCTGTATGGTACAGGCATCCACATAAAGAAACGCCTTTCCATTGGGTGAATGAAGATGGCAAGTATCTCATGCATCTTTTCAATCACCTTGCCACCATCCTTTGTCAAGGTCATTAGGTCGATGTACTGACCTCCCGACAAATCACTAATCATCAAGTTGATGGTGAATTTCTTTCCTGCCACCTTGATTGACTTGGGTATCTTCTTGCTGTTGGGTAGGTCGGTTAAGAATGCAGTCTTGCTGATCAGCCCTTTTAAATCTTCCACAGACATATCCTCAAACATACTTTCAGGCTCACCTGTTAATGCAGAGAGGATTTGAATCTCCTGTTGAATGATGTCATCGGATTTCTCCAGGCTAATCAAATCTTGATATTTGCCTATCGTTATTTCTGACCAATTGTGAGGTACTTTCATATTCATAAATATAAATTTAGGGGTAAAATTATAAGATGTGGTATTTGCCACTTGGCTTGGTGAGGTGTGAGTGGATAGGGTATCGCATAGCATCAAGGGCATGGTCCATCGACTTCACAGGATCTTCCAATGTTTGACCGTTCTTATCCTCCATCCACTTGTAGTTCCGTATCTCTTTAATCAAGTCAGGGCTGTCTTGGGTGATGTATAGCCCCCTCGCCTTAATGCTGTCAATTCCTTTCTTGACCGATCCTGGTGATTTGTCAGCTGACTTGATATTGTACCCGGCACGATATATCTCTTCAATCCTTTGAGGCTCGGCAGCATCGGCATAGATTACTGACCTGCCAATGTTCAAGGATTCCATTGCCCTAATCAAATCGGAGTTGGTGAGCAGTGGCTCGTATATCAGCTGCTGCACATATATGTCATTCTCTTTGATGCCTACCCTCACCAATGCACTGGGTACATTGAATCCAAAGTCAAGGCCATAGATGACATCGCAGCCATCGGGAATTTCATCAATAGTTTTCCAATGGGTATAGATGCAGCCTTTCAAGCTTCCACGATTCCCAAGGCCATAGACCTGCCAATCATTCCCCGATAGCCTTTCAATCTCTTGGACTGTCTGCCTTGGTAGGAATGGATTGTCTTTGTAGGTGGACTTTATAAAGGTGCAATCTGACCGGGTTTGAATCTCATCATACACATAATGAAATTCAGGAGCCGGGTTAAAATCCAAGTACACCCTTATCCTTGTCCGAAGCATAAGCTGCTGCAATGTTATCTGATGCACCAAATCCACCTCGTTCACATAAAGTATATCCCTCCTTGGTCCTCTCGCCTTGCCGGGGTTGTCGAGTGAGAAAAACTCCACCTTTGAATTTCCAATCTTAAACACCTGATCGGTCTTATTGTGATCCGCCTCGTTGTATATCTCGTTTGTGGTCAGGATGTCAATCCAATCTTTCAGCGCACCCTTTTTCAAATGCGGCATGGTCGATGAGCAGACCGAGATATGCAAGGTTTCAGATAGTGCCAAAGTCAAAAGCACCTGCAGGATGGAATAAGTTTTACCCGATGATGTGCCGCCTTGGTTGAGGACTATGAATGAATCTGCCTCCTTATTCTTTAAAAATATTTCCGATGCCTTAATCCGCAGGGTTGGTACTGCCATAGTCTTTTGGTTTCACTATTTCCACCTCTATCTTGCGGATGGTCAAATCACCAGTGTGATTCATATCGACTTTATCACCGTATGTGCCGGGGTTTCTCTTTGAGGACTTCCACTTATAATACTGCGCAAGCTCCCTCGCCCTTGTCACCTCTGTCAAAGTACCCTTGGCTTCTTTCAACACCTCTTCTGCCTTATCCGCAATAACATCAGCTGATAGTTTGAGGGCTTCCCTCGCGCGCGCGGAGTGTTCGGGTTTGTGGATGAAATCAAACAAAGTACTCAAAGGCACATTCAAGTCTTTAGCAATGGTCCTGTAAGTCTGGCCATCAATTATTCGGAAAATTATGTCATCAATGTTCATTGTCGCAAGTTAGGGATTCTCTTTTAAATATAAAAATTTAATCTTTTTTTTGTGAAAGGTTTGAAATTGAATATTTATTTGTATATTTGCCCTGTCGATGTTATTTTACTACTATTATGATTCATAAAGATATTTATTGCCCCAATCTCAAAGCCGCCCATCTTAATGGTAAGGACATCGACACTCTCTGCGCTTTGGGTGAGGGGCTTAATATATATATACAATGAAAAAATCTTTTATTTTACACCTGGATAGCCTTTTGGTATTATCCGAATTGACAGATGAGCAAGCCGGTATCTTGTTTAAAGCAATCAGTAATTATCACCTTGACATTGAAACTGAATTGGATTTTGGTTTGAAGATGGCCTTTTTGCCATTCAAAAATCAATTCATAAGAGATAGGGAAAAGTATCTTAATGAATCCGAAAGAAACAGTTTAAACGGAAAAAAGGGAGGCCGCCCAAAGAAAGCAACTAAAAGCCAAAAAACCCAAGTGGTTTTAGAGAAAGCGAAAAAAGGCGATAGTGATAGTGATAGTGATAATGGTAGTGATAATGATAAAGAAAAAGATAGTGAAAGAATTATATTCATTCCGCCATCTTATGAAGAGGTATGGAAATATTTTTATGATAATGGTTACACAGCAGTGGCAGCAAAAAAAGCATTTGACTATTACGATGCAAGTAATTGGGTAGACAGCAGGGGAAACAAAGTGAAGAATTGGAAACAGAAAATGATTGCTGTGTGGTTTAAGGATGAGAATAAAAAAGAGGAAAGGGGCTTTGTATGTTAAATGCTCAATTACTTTCAGACCTTGGCATTAATCTGCGAGGCAAGTCAGGGGGGATTATAAAAACCACCTGTCCGAAATGCAATGGCAAGACACCCGACCTTTCCGTTGATATTGATTCAGGCCTTTACAAGTGCCATAAACCAAGTTGCGACTTTAGAGGAAAGGTATTTATCAAGGAAGAAAAGAAACCGTATGTTAAGCCCATATTCAGAGATATAACGAATCTTGGCGAGAAAGTGGTACATTGGTTTAAGGACAGAGGGATAAGCCAACAGACCTTGCTTAAAATGAAAATTGGGGCAGGTCTTGAATGGATGCCTCAAACGCAAAAGAATGAAAATACAATCCAGTTCAATTACTTTCGCAATGGTGAGCTGATTAATGTGAAGTACCGGGATGGGGCAAAGAATTTTAAGTTGTCAAAGGATGCCGAGTTGATATTTTACAACCTTGATGCCATTAAGGATGCAACCGAATGTATAATCGTGGAGGGGGAAATGGATGCCTTGTCGTGGATTGAGGCAGGATATCTTAATGTTGTATCAGTTCCTAATGGGGCAACAAAGGGAAGTAATAAACTTGAGTACCTTGATAACTGTTGGGAATACTTTGAACATCTTGAAAAGATATATCTTGCCACTGACCAGGATGATGCAGGTCACAATCTCAAGATGGAGCTTGCTCGCAGACTTGATCCCGACAAATGCCTAACCGTTGACTTTAAGGATTGCAAGGATTCAAACGATTACCTAAAGAAATATGGCATCCTTGAATTGCTTGAAGTGGTAAAGAATGCAAAGGAGTTTCCTTTGGATGGAGTTGTCAATGCCTATGACATACAGGATGAGATAAACCACCTGTATGATATGGGTTTGAATGCCGGGGCGCAGATAGGTGATGAATACTTTGATCAGCATTTGTCTTTTGAATTGGGAAACAAGACCATTATCACTGGAATACCCGGACATGGAAAGTCAGAGTTCCTTGATTATATCATGGTGAAGTTAGCCATCAAGTATGGTTGGAAATTTGGAATCTTCTCTCCTGAAAATATGCCCCTTGAAATCCATGTGTCAAAGTTTGCAGAGAAAATAATAGGCAAATCCTTTTCGGGAAAGTACAAGATGAATCCCATGGAAAAGGATGCGGCCATTGAATTTGTGAATGAGCATTTTAAATTCATCTGCCCGAATGATGACTTTTCCCTTGAGGGTATTCTCAAGATTACCAAGGGAATGATTTTGAGATACGGAATCAAATCCTTTGTAATTGATCCTTGGAATAGACTGGATGATGAGCCGCCAATTGGAAGCACTGAAACGAGATACATTTCAAAGCAGTTGGATATGATATCCCAATTTCAAATCAAATACATGGTGCATCCGTTTTTGGTTGTGCATCCGACAAAGATGAAAAAGGATAAGGCCGGGAATTATGAAGTGCCAAATCTTTATGACTTGATGGGAAGTTCAAACTTTTTTAACAAAACAGAAAACGGAATATCGGTGTACAAGTCCTGGAGTAAAGAGGACAATAAATATGTTTCAGAAATCCATATTCAAAAGGTAAAGTTCAAGCACCTGGGTAAGCCCGGCATGTGCAGATACAAATGGAATTTCATTTCAGGAAGATATATGCATGATGCTTCCTTTGGATGGGATAATACAAATTGGCTTGACAAAGGTCAGCAGGTAGAGTTGACTTTCTTTGAGGACCAATTACCGACCTTGTCAAAGAATGAGAATCTTGGTTTTGCTGCGGACTTCAAGGCCAAGGTAGATGTAGAGCAAACTATGATTGATGGGGTCTTATATAACACGATGCCACCACCAACAGAAACACTATTCTAAAATGAAAAAGAAAATAATTATACAGCCAAAGTTAAACTTTGACAAACCAATAATAAGACAGGACCGACCTGTTAGGATTACGGACTTTATACCTTTAAAAGATTTATGGAAAAAATAACCTTTGACATTAACCCAATTGGTAAGCCCAGGATGGTGCGTTCTGATTCGTGGAATAAAAGACCGGCAGTGCAGAGATATTGGGAGTTCAAGGACAGGATAAACATACAGGCCAACCTCCTTGGATATAAAGTAACTGCGGAGCTGTGCCTTGAATTTATTATCCCGATGTCGGATTCATGGACAGATAAAAAGAAAGCCATGATGTTTGGGAAGCCACATCAGCAGACACCTGACATTGACAACCTTGTCAAAGCCTTTTTGGATTCTTTATGTGCGCAGGATAATTTTGTGTATTATATATCTGCAAAAAAAACATGGGGAAATAGTGGTAAAATAATTGTTTATAAAGATAATTGTAATACATTTGCAGAATGAAAAAAGAGAAAAGGGAATCAATGATTATGTTCAGGACCTTTCCCACCCTGCAAAAAAGATTGAAAACAAAGGCTGAACGGGATGGCCTAACCTTATCCCGGTATATTGAAAACATTTTAATAAAAAAACGATGAGCAATTACACGATTACAGGAACGATTGTAAAGATCAATCAAACAGAAGCGGTATCAGATAAGTTCAGAAAGAGGGAATTTGTCATAAAGGATTCAAGTGATTACTTTCCGCAGGTAATATCAATGCAATGCTGCCAGGATAAGGTTGCCCTATTGGATAACTACAAAGAGGGTGATGATGTTACTGTGACCTTTAATCTAAAGGGTAGAGAATGGATGGCAAAGGATGGCACTGTTAAATACTTTAACACCATCGAGGCTTGGAAGATAACTAAAAATGCTGTTGCCAATGATATGCCATTCTAAAAAGATAGCATCCCTTGAGCAGAAAATCAAGGAGCAGGGTGAACAGATCACCAATCAGATGGCGAGCCTTGATGCTTATCACATCAAAGAGATCCAGTGGAAAAAGGAAAGGGATATTTGGGAACGAGAAAACAATCTAAAGAATGAAATCAAAACCATCATTGAAGAGGGCTTTCAGAGAAAGGAAGCTATGGACAAACGAGGAAATTAAAAAGGTTGGGGAGTTATATCCTGATATGGAGTGTGCAGACATTGCCAAGATAATGGGATGCCGGTTGGACCAAATCTATTATATAGCATACAAGAATAGATTTGAAAAGTCATTGGCATACCGGCAGGCAATGGCAGCAAAGAAAAACTTTAAGATTGCAGGAAAGAAGTATGTATTTGCAAAAGGCCATACCCCGATTAATAAAGGTAGGAAGATGGAGGATTATGTGCCACCTGAATCCTTGGCAAGAATCCAAAGCAGCCAGTTCAAAAAAGGTAAAAGAAACTTCAATGAGTTGGAAGATGGGGCAATCACTATCCGGGAGGACAAAACCAAAAGACCATACAAGTTCATCCGCATAGCAAAGGCAAAGTGGAAATCATATCAGGTCCATGTGTGGGAGCAAGCACATGGGCCAATTCCTCCCGGCCATGTAATCATATTTAAAAACTATGACACTTTAAACTGCGAGCTTTCCAACCTTGAAATGATTACCAAATCCGAGAACATGCTGCGCAATTCCATTCACAATTATCCCGAAGATATAAAGGAAGCAATTTACACATTACGAAAACTAAAAAAGAAAATCAATGGCAAGGAACAAAATTCAAGACCTGCGTAATCACCTCTTTGAGGCAATAGAACACCTGATGGATCCGGAAGAGAGCCACATGACTATTGAAAAGGCCAAGGCAATAGCAGACCTGGGGCAAACAATCATTAATTCTGCAAAGTTAGAAATTGACTTTATAAAGGTACGAGATCGGAGCGATGGACACTATTCGATTCCTGCCTTTATGGAGGACATGGACCAAAAAAAGCTGACAGATTAAGAGAAACCCTCACAGAAATGTGGGGGTTTTTTGTAAAGTGCTGATTATCAAAGGAAAAAAATTTACATTAAAATGTTATATGTGTGTATGTAGTGTGTATATTTGCATATATAAATTAACAATTAAAAAAAGCGACACCATGCAAATGCCAACCTACAACGAGTTAATCTTCGCCCTGGAGATTCTCACCATCCCATTTATTGCATCAGCAATCTATTATTTATTAACCCCTAAAAAAAGCGACACCAATGGAAGAAACTAAATTAAAAACCGCAGTGGCAAATTTCCAAGAAACTTTGGAATCATACGCCATCACCCTGCCACTTGATTCAATGACAAGGATAGTCTTGATGGGCATAATTGAAAGTGATATGTATATTGAAATGAAACAAGCAAATGGCAAACAGAATTAGAAAGAATGTGATGCTTCATCCCGAGGTGATTGAGGTAGGTAAAAAAAAGGCAGACAAAAAAGGACTGTCATTCTCCAGGTATCTTGAACACTTAATCCGAATCAGCAAATGACAAAAATAGAAATCATAAAAAAGGCCGCCAAGTCAAATGGGATTGGGCGGCACAAAGTAAGCAGGCAGGCTCTGCAATTATCCGCAAGGACAATATTGATGTTTGAAGCCCATCCGCACCTACTGGATGAATATGAAATAGAATTGCCCCACCAAGACAACACTTCATTCACGATGGATAAGATGGATGTCGATGGATGGAAGAAATTATTTGCTAACCCTTGCCAACAACAAACTCGATGAAAAATCCAATAACAGAGATGACCGAATCACTAAAGACTTGCAAGGATATTTATCTTGCTAACTTCCTAATCGAAACCATCCAAATGATTGAGGATGCTGTGAAGTACCAACACTATGTGGATTATACCAACAGAAAAGACATGCAGGAATTTCTGACACGTATTCCATTTTTTAAGGATGCTGACTTGCATTACGCCAGTGACAAGCAGCTAAAAGAATGGTGCGAGCTTGCAATGCCGGAACATTGTTTGAAGATGCTTGAACACAAGCACAAGCATGATGAGGAAAGGAGCATAGGCCTTGAATAAGTTACAGCTCCTGCAGTTGCTTGCTGACATCATGTATGCCAACAGGCAGCCCAAGCCCGATCACGAGGTTAAAAAAATTATTCACCTGTATGCTGACTTTTATCAGATAGACATCAGCGACATCAATGACATTGTGAATGAAAAATATTTAGAAGAAAATTGTTTGCGAATTAAAAAATAGTTATATTTGCATCACTGCGACACCGATGAAATCAACTCAACATATATTAGCCCCAATCAGGGATTCAAAAAGGCAAGGTGTCGCAGCTTTCAGCCGAGTACGTTTCTTTGTTTGGGGCTTCCCTTTAATACTAAAAAAATGAAAACAA